TGTGACTCTGGCAAGGGCATGGGTGGTAGGAAAACCGGGGCGATGGACAGCTTACGTTCATGCGTGTTACGACTTAATGAAATTGGCTATGACGCGCACCTTGTGACGGGGCACAGTCAGAGAGCTGATATTGTAAATGTGGTTTGCAAGTTAGGACCGTTTGACGCGGTGTTCATTGATGGAGACCATGAATACGAAGGGGCCAAAAAGGACTGGGAAAACTATGGGCCACTTTCCCGTATCGTTGCGTTCCATGATATTGCTTGGGTGAGACCAGCGGACTACACAAATTCAAAAGAGGTTCAAGTCCCCCGGCTATGGAACGAAGTGAAAGCGCAGTATCGCCATCAAGAATTTGTTGATTACTCAACTGGCGCAACGATGGGCATTGGAGTGGTGTGGAGATGCTGACAATCGTAACGTGGAATTGGGGAACAAAATATAGTGCAGACTATCCTCGTAAACTTGTTCGAGCTTTGCGTCGTCATTTGGAGCAGCCATTCCATTTTATACTAGTAACTGACCAGCCAGATTCAGTTGGTGGTGCAGATAAAACCAGTATTCCTAATCCGGAGCTGACTAAAGTCAGAGGGTGTTTTGCGCGGCTGCGGCTGTTTGATCCTGAATGGCAAAAGCAAATTGATATTCATGAAGGTGACCGTGTCGTTTGTATTGATCTTGATGTTATCCCAACAGGGAATCTTGATATCTTGTTCAATAGGCCGGAACAGTTTCTGATTTTGCAGGGTGCGAATGCTGCAAATCCCTGCCCCTACAATGGTTCACTATGGATGTTTCGTGCCGGATACCGACCGGATGTGTGGACAGACTTCTCGATTAAGGCTGCGGCGAATACCAAATTCTACGAATACCCGGATGATCAAGGATGGCTTGCGTACAAGTTACCAGATGAAGCTGGTTGGAAAGTAGGATCGCCGTCAGGTATTTACGCTTTTCATAAACCCGGTTGGCCGGGGGGAGATGCTCTACCGGCAGATGCTCGAATGGTTGTATTCCCGGGGTGGCGTGACCCGTCAAAATTCACGCATCTTGATTGGGTGAAGGAACACTGGAGTGACGTCGTTTATACATGAAGCTGCTTACGTGAATGGTTCTGAGGTCGGCGACAACACGAAGGTTTGGCAATTCGCCAGTGTTATTCGTGGCGCAAAAATCGGCAAGAATTGCACCATTGGTGATTGCGCAATTATCGATGGCGCTATTATCGGTGACAATGTTCTTGTGGGGCACGGTGCGTTTATCGGCCCCGGTGTAAGAGTGGGCAATAACGTTTTCGTCGCGCCAAATGTTACTATGTGCAATGATGCATGGCCGCGTGTCAGCAAGACTGGCTGGCATCTTGATCAATTTTTGGCTGACTTTATCACAATTATAATTGAAGACGGTGCTTCTATCGGGGCCGGTGCCATTCTTCTTCCGGGCGTTGTCATAGGTGCCGGGTCCATGGTTGCGGGCGGTGCTGTCGTGGGCAGCAATGTTCCTCCGAATAGTTTGTTTAAACGCAGCGGTTCATATGTTATGATTGACACAAGCATTGATTCACCACGTATGAAACGAGCTCAATCTTGATCACTATTTGCGCTTGCCTGTGGGACGTAAACAAAAGGTCCGAACGATTTTCGCTTTGCTACGATGAATCGTGGGCTGAAAAACTTTACCGAGGATTCAAGCGCAACCTGACGCAACCATTTCGGTTCGTGTTGTTTACGGACCGTGTTCGTAAATTCAAGGAACCTATTGAGCAAGAATTACTGGCGACTAAAGAACCTCACTATGGCTGCTTGATTGAACCATTCAAGCTTAACGTGCCGATGTTAATATGCGGGCTTGATACGGTGGTCGTGCGTAACGTGGATCACTTCGCCGAGTATTGCTTGACACAGAAACGTTTGGCCTTGCCAAACCATCCGACCAAGAAAGATTACGGTTTCATAAATGCAGTAGCGTTTGTTCCAGCTGGACATCGGGCAATCTATGACAAATGGAACGGCGAAAATGATATGGAATGGCTACGAAGGAGCGATGCGGTTGATGCCAGTATATTGTGGCCTCGTCAGTTACAGTCGCTCAAGCTGCATGAAGTACCCCTCGGCAATCAGCCCCCGGCTGACGCGCGCATTATTTATATGCATGGTTCGCGTAAGCCGCATGAAGTGACAGATGTCCAATGGATTAAGGAGCACTGGTGTTGACTATTTCTCCTGCCATGTTACAGCACAAGGACGAGATTGGGCGTCTTACTGATATCTTTAAAGCTGAAGAAGTATCCAGCTTTTTAGAAATAGGATCGAATCATGGTGGTTCTCTATATACGCTTAGTCAAGTTTTGCCCGCAGGTGGACGCGTTGTTGCTGTAGATATACCCGAGCAAGGCGAAGTGTTTGAGACGCGCAAGACTTCGCTGCTTGAAGTGGCTGTTGATCTGAGAATTACTCTGGGTCTTGATGTTCATATTATATATGGAGACAGCACGCATCCTGATACGTTGGCTAAAGTTGAAGCGTTAGGCTTTTCTGAAGGAATGTTTGACGCGGTTTTCATTGATGCTGACCATTCATTGTCTAACGTAACTCAAGACTGGTTGAACTATGGTCGGTTGGCGAAAAAGATCGTGGCCTTTCACGATATTGCTTGGCAGCGTGGGCCAGAGTATATGGGAGGTAGGATTGAGGTGCCGATTCTTTGGCAAAAGTTAAAGGAGGGTTATCGGCATGAGGAGATCAAGCTATGCCCGACAGGCAGGAACAACGGGATCGGGGTTCTATGGATGCCATGAAGGATGAAAAGTACAAAGCGCATCTGCTGCAAAATGTGCGCGAGCATACGGAATTTTTGCGGCTGCTTAGATCAGAAGAAGTGTTATCATATCTTGAGATAGGATCTATGTACGGTGGTTCCCTGTGGCGAACGGCAAATTACCTGCCAAAAGGTTCAAGGATTGTATCTATTGATTATATGGTTGATACGCCAGAAGCAAAACATAGTCTGCAAGCGTGCGTGATGGAGCTTAATGATATTGGGTATGATGCCCACTTAATTTTTGGGGATAGTGCTTCTCCAGAAATTATTGAAATGGCTGCGGCGCTAGGTCCTTACGATTGCGTTTTCATTGACGGTGCGCATACGCTTGAGGCCGTAACAAATGACTGGGATAATTATGGGTCAATGGGGCGATTGGTTGCGTTCCACGATATCTCTTGGAATGACACTTGGAAAAGCTCAGTGCCCGGTCGCGTGTCAAAACCAATGGGTGTCCCTGAACTGTGGCAATCACTAAAGAAAAATTACAAGCATGTTGAGTTTCAGTATCAGGTCCCTTGCAACTATTATGGTATAGGCGTTCTATGGAAATAAACCCGAAAGACACTTGTCTGTTTATTCCTAAAGGATTGAGCAAGTTTAAGAACGAATTGTTCGAACGCATTGGTCGTCATATCCAAGACAAGGGCGGAGACGTTATCCGTCATGGTGATGTGGGAGCATTGGCCAAGCTGCCAGATAGTGTGACGCCCATAGTAGGCGCAATGCCTGAGATCAAGCATCTGTACGCGGAATGGAAAACGCGTAATCGTAAGTGGATTTATTGGGATCGTGGCTACGCGCGTCGCGTGTTTGCAACGTGGCTGCCGCGCGGGGAAAATGGCGGGTACTATCGCTATCATGTCAATGCGTTTCAGATGCAGGAAATCAGAGATCTACCAGATGACCGCTGGAACAAGCTGTTGCCCGGTAACAAGGTTGACACGCGGCCTATAGAGGTCAAGCCATGGTCCAAGGGCGGCAAGCATATTGTTCTTGCCGAAGCTCCCCCCGGTTATGCTGGACTGCACGGTGTTGAAGGTTGGACAGAAGAAACTATTGCGCGGCTTAGGGAACTCACTGACAGGCCAATAGTGCGGCGTCGTAAGGATGAACTGGATCGTCCACTCAGTCGTGACATTAAAGATGCGCATTGTCTTGTGGCGCATGGTTCAATCACCGCGGTCGAATCGGTGGTTCTCGGGTGTCCTGTGTTTGTTACAACTGAGAGTGCGGCGGCACTGGTAGGCCAGACAGACATCAGTCTTATTGAGTCGCCCATTTATCCTGAGCGTCAGCAATGGTTGAACAGTTTGGCTTATTCGCAGTTCAATGAAGCCGAACTTGTAGATGGGACGTTGTGGAATCTTTTGAGGTAGGCTATGCCGTGGATCAGAGTTCTTAAAACCTTTTCATTTCGGCATACGTACAATTATATGACGGACTATAAGCAGGGCCGCGAATACCGTGTCACGACACGCTGCGCACAAGCTGCGTTGGATACTGGCCACGCTATCTTTACTGAATTTGAAATAAAGCGGCGTAAGGAGATATGGAACTATGACGGTGGCCGGGGATCTGAACAAGCGCGTCAGTTTTTCAAAGAAGCACGCTCTCAGTGTGGACTCACCTCCACTGCCAGATTACGGTAATACTGAAGAAGATTTTGTTGTTCAATTTACCGTAGCTGCTCGCATTCGCCCCCGGCTTGGTGGGGAGGCTGTACAGGCTGCACGGCTTGAAGGGCGCAACTTTGTTAACATCACCGTTCGGGCATCTGCACAGACGCGACAGGTTACAACTGACTGGATAGCAACTGACACGAGGTCTGGGGAGATTTTCAATATTCGTTCTGTTGTTGAACCTCCTGAGGATATAGAGTATCTTGAGTTGCTCTGTGAAAGAGGCGTTGTCTCATGAGTGAGAAAGAAGTTAATTCCTGGTTTAAAAGTTTGCCGGGGAAAATACAACGTGATCTTGCTCGTGATTTGCAGCGAATTGCAGCTCGTCTTTCTGATGATGTCAAGGCGGCAGCTCCGGTAGATACCGGCGCTTTGCGGGATTCTGTCAGGGTTCGGCGCGGGCGGGGGACATTAGAATATTTTGTGGAAGCCGGTGGTCCGTCAACGACTAGAGGCTATCTTGGCCGTGCAAAATATAAACGGGAAGTTGTTATTGGAAGCGGTGACACGGAAGGGATTTCTAAAGGAGGAAGTAGTGGGGTGTCGTATGACTACGCTCTTGCTATTGAGTTCGGTACCAAGAATATGCAGCCGAAGCCGTTTTTCTATTTTACTTATAGGGCACGGCAGGATGAAATTCGGCAAGAAATTGAAGAAGTAGTTCTTAACGCGGTGAGAAGAGCATGATTGATTCTGCGCTTGAGTTACAAGTGGCTATCGTCGGCGCTCTCAAGGCGGATGCGGCATTGGCCGCAATCGTGGGGACGCGGATTTATGACGCTGTGCCACCGAGCGCAACTTTTCCTTATGTGTCGTTGGGTCAGCCACAGATTTTGCCGGATAAGGCTGATTGCATAGATGGATCAATCGTAACCTATACGATTCATGGATGGTCGAGTGATCTGGGGAGGTCGGTAGAAATCAAGCGTATAGGTGCTGCCATAGGCGCGGCGCTGGATGAGAATGAGCTTACTCTTACTGGGCATCGGGTCGTCATCGCCCAGCATGAGCAAACGAATTACATCGATGACCCCGATGGGATCACTAAACATGCAACGGTGACTCTTCGGTTTTCGACTGAGCCGACCGACTGAGGCGGCTTCCTTAGAACTGAACCCTGAGAGAAGGAGGCCATCCCAATGGCAAAGCCTACCACTGCGAGTGCAGCCAAGCTCACCATCTGGCTCGGCGATGGAAACAGCCCCGAGTCGTTTGTTTCTCCGTGCGGTCTTACGACGCGCGGGATTAATTTCACGGCGTCTGCAAACGATGTGAACGTTCCGGACTGCGATGATCCGGATGCTCCTGCGTGGGTTGAGCGCGTTGTTCAATCCTTGTCTGCCGGTGTCACTGGTTCTGGCATCTTGGCGTATGAAGCCATTGATGAATGGGAAGATTTCTACTTCGGCGGCCTTGCAAAAAATTGCCGCGTGATCATTGATTGGGGTTCCGGTGGGTTACGTCGATATGACGGCGCGTTCCTCTGTACCACTTACAATGTCACCGGTGAATTGGGCAATAAGATCCAAGTCGAGATTGCATTGTCTAGCGACGGTCAGATCACCCCGGTAATCGTGACGTGAGTGCTAACGGTACTATCCGCCTTGTTTGGTCCCGAGGCGAGGACGACTTCTGCGCGGCGAAGATCG